CTTTAACGGCTTCTTCTATATGGTCGTAGTGCATTGGCCCGGCCCGATGAATTTTTTGGCGGGATCGTAACTTTTCGAAGATTGTCCTTGGTGGTATAGGACATCCATAATGCACAATAGGTCTTAGTAGTTCTTTCTTCATCAGATTCTCCCGTAGTGCCCTAATGAAGTCAATGAATTGTTGTTTACCACAACGAATCCTGTCTCCTCTCCATTCAAGAACATGTGCTTCTGGAAATCCGAATAGTTCAGTTGGGAAAGTGCGTGGTGCAACAATGAGGCCTTCCTTGACGATGTAGTTTTTCTTGTCAGGTATTCCAAATGTGATCTCGATAGAGGGATATTGCCATCCTCTAATGAGTCGCGGAACGTCAAACCAGGCGTGGTAGAGGTCGGTTTTGATTTGATCCACGGCACCGTCAGAGTGATCGAATTCGAGGTAAAATGACCTGTAAGCGTCTCTCTGTGCATCCTTGAGTTTGTCAAACTCATGGGATTGGACCACTTGCTCTCCATATGCAGGGTGGGTGATTGCGAGGCGTACGTAGAAACGCATTTTGTTGGAAATTCCTCGCTCAAAACGCTGCAAACGGAACTTCTGCCCTCTAGCTTCCTTACATGCGTAGGCTGTACAAAGCATTCCATAATTTCCTCTGTTAGGAAGCTCTCGGGGTTCGTACTCAACGAGGCTATCGATCCACGGGGCATTAGAGCTAGTAAACCTTCCTGTGTCAACGAAGGCACAAATTGACTCATTGATGGATTTGTATCGGTTGGGATCGGGAACTGTGAAGGTGTCAAGCAAGGGGGACTCGAAATCACTGACGAAGAAATCTCGTCCATCGTCAGTGGATGTAACATTGACGACGAGTTTTTCTCCATCGATAATTGATTGCGCAGCCAAGTAGTTTAACTTCTCGTTTACCCTTGGTAGTGTAGTAGCGTCGTACTTGCGTGTATCGCCGCTTTTTAAAGTTGGTGGGGGGTTCATAGTTCCTTCAATTTCTCCTCCTAACGGTTTCCAAAGTTCGAATCTTGGATTTTGTGATGGTGGAATCAAAGTTATTGTTTGTTGTTTTGAAAAGGCTGTCTTTCTTATTGATTGAGTAGTCTGTTCTATATTAATTTCTCCTGCCGGAGGAGCGAATCCGGCAATAGCACAGAAGTTAAGGTTAACTCTGTGCACAGGATCGTGGCTCAGAATAAAGTGTTTTATTCTTGTGGTATCAAAAGGTACCTGTTTGAGAAAGCGAAGACACTTGTTGACGATCCTGGTGTAATATTCTGGGCCCCAAACTGCAGCTTGATCGAGTGCTAGTGACATATGTTCACCAATAGCTGCATCTGAGCACTCACGAGGGGCTTCGATCATCTTCTCAATTGCTGATTTTCTAAGCGCCATGAAGTAAACTCCAAATTCGGGACACCATAACGGTTCACAACCTAGAAAAGGTATCTCAAGGCCTTCACCGTTTTTGTCAATGGGAACCAACTGCCAACAGACATGTGTAAAAAATAATCTTCTAATTTCGGGATGGTATGGAAATTCTTTGGAGTTCAATATATGGTCATCTCCATAACATGGAAAATTCACACAGTATTTGTACTGAAAGCCTGTTGGAAACTTTAACGACATGGAATCCCATTTCAATTCTTTAATCTTTCCCCAGTTCTCAGGTTGTTCTCCTGTTTTATTAATTAAGTAGTCTCTGACTCTTGGAAAGGAATTAGGGTCATTACGGAATTTAACTGCGGCACACATAGAATAAACTTCACCTCGTTCCAATACCCAGCAACCAAAGACAGTTGTTAATTTGAAACCGGAACCAAAAGCATTGGGTTTTAGCCATACACTGCCATCCTCCAATATATGATATGCATCAATATCAGACAGTAGAGCCATAGAAATAAGATTGGTAATCTCTACTTTGGTAAGCTCTTCGGGTAATCCAAGGATGGTTTGTAGGTCTTTTGGTACCCTGGTAGTCCAATTCAACTCTTTTAATGCCTCGAAAACTGCCCTTGTCATGTTTCGATGGGTATCTTTATCCATTCCCTTGATATCGTCAGCCAATATCGGTCCATTCCAATGATAATTTTGGTACATTTCATTACCTGATACCACCATATTTATTCCAAGCTTAACGTGTTCGGTCATATGATTTTTCTTGGAGATGTTATGGAACCAACCAAGCACGATACTCTGAAACATAACCATGTCAAGATCACCTATATAAAATTGCCTAGTTTTGCCTATTTTGACTTTTTCTATAGGCAATACTTCTTCCTTGAGCTTGCACATGTTAAAGCCCATAAGACCTCTACCTTGCATGCCAAGCTTCATCCTAAGAGCTAATCGCTTGATTAGATACTCTCCTGCTGCCCCTTTGTTAACTTGGTAAATAGGTAGAGGACCCTTATCTGGATGTTCAACACGGTTAAACATATCAGCTTTCTTAGACATGTTAAAAACACGTTGAAATAGAAAGCCAATAGATTTATCCATTTCTAGGCCCTTACTTATGCCAAACTCATCCTTTGATGGCAATGTTTCACCATTTATCACTTCACGTAAAGAAAGTAATCTGGGTTGTTCATAGCACAGCTTCATATAGTCATTAAACACTCTTTGGGATATATCCCAAGTTTGCTTGTCAGGATTCCAAGGATACGTAGACATACCGGTTTTTCTGAGCTGTGTGTAACCAATCTCAGTGACCCTTCCTTCAGCAGTTGTAAATAGAAAGGCTTCTTTATCCTCAACCTCATCAAGTTTAAATGCTGCCCAATCAACAGTTCTCTCATCCTTGTCGGGTATAATATATCCCCGTTCCGGTTTTCCCTGTTTTGTACCAATAATGTGTCCAACACACCGTATATCCGTGCCCGGGTCATTGGGAGGTGTGAAACTGGATTTAGAAGCATGATTCATTATGTTAGCAACCGTGTTATCAACATATTGCTCATACTTAACCCATTCGGGTTGTTTAGAGACAACTTTAAGATGCGTTGAAGCCACAGCTACAGATTGTATTTTGGCCTGACATGGGGTGCATATTAAATAATCTTCATGATGAGGTTCCATTATAACATGGCTGTGTTGAATGTAATTGGAACAGCCTTTTCCAGGACACCTATGCGCATGGAGAACTTTTGTGAACTTCTCTAACTTGTCATGATTGTGTTTGACTATAGGTACTTCTGGTTTTGATGATTTTGTAACTCCCGAAGATTCCGGTTTGGCGGACACCAAGATATCAAATGTCCTTTGAGAGAACAAAGCACCAATAACTTCTCTCTTTCTTGGATGCCTAGCATTAACAACTGCCATAATCTTTGGGAGGGTGTTAGGTCCTTTTTCTTGAACAATTATAGGTAAACCGCACTGTCCAACTCTAAAAGTGGCACGCCATTTTTCAAGTGTGCTGGTACCTGTTGTTGTGTATGGTGAAAATCGTATAGTTTGTTTAGGTTTTACGGTAACAGGAATCACATCGCCTTCATTTGACCCACTACACATGTAACCGTCGTCAATGCCGGGTAGTACGGTTCCAGGATAAGATAGAAGGCAATCACTAGTGAACGTCGTAGTGTGACCCTCATTCGCCAGGAGCTCGAATGGTGTTTGTTCCTTAGGCATAAAACGGTATACACCTTTTGAGGGTTGTAAATAGGCTCCATCAATACCCTTTGGTTCAATTTCCATAATAGCCAAATCTCCGTCTTCATGCACAGCTATCTTGTTTAATTTCCAATTGTCACGCCAATACAAATCCCTACCTAACAACGTTATGTGATTAACGCATACGATGTATCTTTGTTTTACAAGCATGCCAAATGAACTGAAAAACCCTCCACCATATGTTATTGGTAGAGTGTTTTCAGCACATTCATGCA